ATTATAGGAATGATTGTTGTTTTAATGCTTATTTTAATTGGACTCTAATCAATTTCTGAATGACTTATACGTTGAACATAAACACTGGATTAAGGTTGTTAAATCGTTTGGCGAATATAGTTTAGCTGAAGATATAGTTCAAGAAATGTATTTAAAGTTGGCAAAACACGAAAACAAAGAAAGATTTTACCGAAATGGAGTTGTTTATAAGGGCTTTATTTGGATTGTGTTAAGAAATATGTATTATGACTTTGAAAAAAGTAAGCACAAGCTACAAAAAGTCGATATAACAGAGGCAATTCAATTAATAGATGAAAGTGAACCAAACGAAAAGACGGAAGCACAAATAGAATTAGAAAACAAAATAAATAAAACTGTAGATAGTTGGCACTGGTATGATAAAATGCTTTACGAACTTTATCGCGATTCAGGGATGAGTACACGCCAAATAGAAAAGCATACTGGAATAAGTTTTAAATCGGTATGGCAGACTTTAAAATATTGTAAAGAAAGTTTAAAAGAAGAAGTAGGCGAACATTATGAGGACTACAAAAACCAAGATTATGAATTAATAAAATAAAACATGGCAAGAAAAAGACGAACAAAAGCTGAAATATTAGCAGCACAAAGCGAAGGATTAGGAGATACCGTTGAAAAAGTGTTAGAAGCTACAGGAATAGCAAAAGTAGCCAAATGGTTATTAGGAGAGGATTGTGGCTGCGATAAGCGCAAAGCAAAGTTAAACGAGTTATTTCCGTACAGAAAGGCAAAGTGTTTAGAGCAACCTGAATACGATTGGTTAAAGGAATGGTTTGATAGAAAGACGGAAGTAGTAAAACCAAGTGAACAAAAAATGATTCTTAACATACATTCAAGAGTTTTTGGAGTACGCAACGAGCCTACTTCATGCGCGTCTTGTTTAATGACACGTGTAAGAGATTTAGAACAAGTATTTAAAACATACGAAAATGCCGATACCGAAGCCAACAAGTAACGAAACAAAGTCTGAGTTCATTCAGCGGTGCATGACTAATGACACAATGGTAAGTGAATATGATAACACGGATCAAAGATTAGCAGTTTGTTCTACAAGTTATGAAGAAACCCTATCCAAAAACACGGGTAAAAGTGAAAAACATAACTCTTAAAAGCGACTATTATATAGTATTTATGCACCCAACAAAGCATAAATCAGACTGGAACGCTTTAAGATTAATAATGCAAATAACAGAAATAAATTACTGCGTATTCATAGACACGAAAATAGACTTTATGGAAATACACGCGGTAACAAAAGACGAATTTAGAGATTACTATTATAACCCTAATTAAATGAAGTTAGTTAAAATAAGTGAGGTTAAACCAAACCCAAAGAACCCAAGAATAATAAAAGACGGAAAATTCCATAAGTTAGTTAAGTCTATACAAGAATTTCCTGATATGCTAAATAAACGTCCCTTAGTAGTTTTTACTGACGTAGATAATAAATACGTTGTATTAGGTGGTAATATGCGTTTAAAAGCCTGTAAAGAAATAGGATTAAAAGAAATACCAATTATAATAGCAGACGAATGGACAGAGGAACAAAAAAACGAATTCTTAATAAAAGACAACGTAGGCTTTGGCGAATGGGACTGGGACAGTTTAGCAAATGAATGGGATGCTGAAAAGTTAGACGATTGGGGATTAGATTTGCCAGTTGATTTAGATTCAATAAAAGAAACAAAAGATATTTCGGATATTGGAGAAATTGAATTTAGTGAAGAGTTATTGTTAGAACATAATTACATTGTTTTATATTTTGATAATGCTATGGATTGGGAAGTTGCTCAAGAAGTATATGGATTAAATAAAGTAAAAAGCAAGGAAAGTTCTTTGGGAAGTCAAAAAATTGGAATTGGTAGAGTATTGAATGGCAAAAATTTTATTTAATGAATATAATAATTCCAAGTTATAAAAGAAGCCACGATTTAAAAGGAAAAGATTATTTCTTTATGGCTAAATATTGTGTTCCTGAAAGTCAAAAACACGAATATATTGAAGTAGTTGGAAAAGATAGAGTAATTACTTTGCCTGATAATGAAGACGGAGATATAGTAAAAAAAAGAAATTGGATTTTAAATAATATAGAATTTCCTTTAATAATGATTGATGATGATGTTTCAAGTATTAATTATTATGAAAATAGAAAAGGAGAAAATGATGGAGACCATAAAAAAAAGGAATTAGACAAACACGAATTAATTAATTTCTTTAAACATAATTTTTTATTATGCGAAGAGTTAGGATGTAAAATGTGGGGATTATCTCAAAATGAAGATAATAGAATATACAAAGAATTTTTACCTTTTAATTTAACAAATGTTGTTTTGGGTCCTTTCCAAGCTCATTTAAAACACGAATTAAAATTTGATAGTAGGGTAGGAACAAAAGATGATTACGATATGGCATTACAACAATTACATAAATATAAAAAAGTTTTAAGGTTAAACAAGTTTCATTATTTATGTGAACACGGAGATAATAAAGGTGGTATTGTAAGTTATAGAAGTAAAGAAAAAGAAATAGAATATTGTAAACAGATAATGTTAAAGTGGGGTAAAAAAATAATTCAATATAGAATACTTCCAAGAAAAATGACTGATTTGTTAAACGCAAAAAAAGTTAATGTTCCGATTAAAGGAGTTTAAATAAACAACGAATAAACAACGAACAATGGCAGGTAAAGGACAAATAGAACCACGTTGGGAAAAAGGCGAAAGCGGAAACCCTAACGGCAGACCTAAAGGAGCAAAGAATAGAAGCACAATAGCAAAGTATTGGTTAGAAGTTAATCAAAAGCTAAAAAACCCTTTAACAGGTGCTGAAGAAACAATGAGCCAAGAAGATTTAATGACTTTGGCTTTAATTAAAAAAGCATTTTAGAACAACCATTATTTCCTGATGTTCAAGAGAACGACAGCAACGAATAAGGTTCTTGCTTTAAAAAGACGAACTAAAATAATACAAGGAGGCACTGCAGCTTCGAAAACGTATTCTATTTTAGCAGTATTAATAAACAAAGCAATACAACAACCTAACTTAGAAATAAGCGTAGTTGCTGAATCAATACCACATTTAAGACGTGGAGCGTTAAAAGACTTTCTTAAAATACTTAAATGGACTAATCGATATAACGATGAGCAACTCAACAAATCTTTATTAACTTATAACTTTAAAAATGGGAGTGTTTTTGAATTTTTTAGTGCGGACGATAGCTCTAAGTTACGTGGCGCTCGGCGTGACATTCTTTATATTAACGAATGCAATAATGTTACCTTTGAGTCTTATAATGAACTTGCTATACGGACTAAAAAAGAAGTATTTTTAGACTTTAACCCAGCTAATGAATTTTGGGTACATACCGAACTAAAAGACGAACCCGACGCAGACTTTATAATCTTAACCTACAAGGATAACGAAGCCTTAGATAATAGTATAGTCGAGCAAATAGAAAAGAATCGTTTAAAGGCAGAAACAAGCACTTATTGGGCTAATTGGTGGCGTGTTTACGGCTTAGGTGAAATAGGAATGCTCGAGGGAGTTATATTCAGCAACTGGAAACAAATAGATACAATACCAAAAGAAGCAAAATTAATAGGGATCGGTTTAGACTTTGGATATACGAACGACCCAACAGCAGCAGTTGAGATTTATAGTTATAACGGAACACGAATACTCAATGAATTAGTTTACAAAACAGGAATGATAAACAGCGATATTGCTAAAATACTTCCTGACAGTTGCCCAATATATGCGGATAGTTCAGAGCCTAAGTCAATCGAAGAAATAAGACGGTACGGAAAGACGATTAAAGGCGTAACAAAAGGCAAAGACTCAATAAACTTCGGTATTCAAATAATGCAAAGCCAAGAATATTTGGTAACGTCAAACAGCACTAATTTAATTAAAGAACTACGTGGTTATATTTGGGACACTGATAAAACAGGCACCCGATTAAACAAACCTATTGACTTTAATAACCATTCAATAGACGCAATCCGTTATCACGAAATGGAAGTATTAGGAGTTAATCCTCATTATGGTCAGTATTTTATTCATTAATTTACATAAATGACAGATGACCTACCGATGATGGTGCGCATAGTTGAGAAATATATCTTAGAAAAGAAAGGTGTTAGTGTTCGGATAGTATTTGATGATCCTATGAAAATACGAATACATACTCAAATGTTGGCAAAAGCGTTTGATATTGCCTTAGCTTACTACAATTACAAAATATAAAGTTAAATAATTATGACAACGGAAATAGTAATTCCTACAAGTTTAAGTGAAATTCCATTAATGAACTACCAAAAGTTTATAAAACTGGTTGAAGGTTCAAACGATGAAGAACTAATAGCACAAAAGTCTATTGAGATTTTCTGCGGTTTAAATATGCAAGACGTATTAAAGATTAAATGGAGTGATGTCGTAGGGTTAGCAAATCATTTTAACGGGTTATTTCAGCAAAAGGCGGAGTTTAAAACAACGTTTAAAATAAAAGACATGGAATTTGGGTTTATACCTAACCTTGAGGATATGAGCTTTGGAGAGTATGTTGACTTGGACCATAATATAGGCAAGGTTGAAACATTCCACAAAGCAATGGCAGTTTTATACAGACCGATAACCAAAAAGACGAAAGACACTTACAGCATAATGGGTTATTCAGGAACGGATGAATTTGCCGAACTAATGAAATACGCTCCTTTAGATATTGCAATGTCTGCTTCGGTTTTTTTTTATCGTTTAGGAAACGACTTAGTTCAAGCTTCGCTTACCTCTTTGGAACAGGAGATGAAGAAGAACAAGGAACTACAAGCGACTATTCAGAGCGGGCTCAGTTCAACAAACAATGGGGATGGTATAATTCAATCTATGCACTCGCTAAAGGAGACGTTACAAAGTTTGATGAAGTTACCAAATTGGGAATACGCAAGTGCCTTACCTACCTTACTTACGAAAGACAAAGAACTGAAATAGAGAATAACGAATTAAAAAGAAAAATGAGACATGGGTAATTATTATAATTTACTTGACACTTTAAAAGGACATTTCGATAACGACGCGTTTATTAATACGGTTACTGAAGGTGATATATTTGCAGTTGATTTATCTAAACAAACAATTTTTCCTTTAGCTCATATAATTGTAAATAGTAGCACGATTGAGAATAACATAATTCGTTTTAACGTATCTATTTTATGTATGGATATAGTTGATATTTCAAAGAACGAAAACACGAATATATTTATAGGAGACAATAACGAACAAGACGTTTTAAATACAATGTTTGCAGTTCAAAATAGACTTTACGAAAGTTTAAGACGTGGAGACTTATTCAGCGATAATTTTATGGTTGACGGAAACGCAACAGTTGAGCCATTTGCAGAAAGATTCGAAAACTACTTAGCAGGTTGGACAATGACCTTAGATATTTTAGTGCCTAACTCAATGACAATTTGCTAATGAGTGAAGTATTAAAAGCTTTAGAGAAATTTAGAAATGAGGTTGTTAAGGAAGCAAAAGCAGAACTTAAACGCCAAAATAAAAACTCGTCCGGTAAATTAGCTAACTCAATACAAGGCGAAGTTAAAGAATTTCCTAACTCAATAGGTATTTACTTTGACATGGAGGATTACGGAAACTTTCAGGATAAAGGAGTTTCGGGTAAGTTCAAAAAATACAATACAGAATACAGCTATAAATCTAAAATGCCGCCCCCAAGTAAATTGGATAAATGGATAGTTCGTAAAGGAATCGCACCTCGAAATGTAGCAGGTAAATTTCAGTCAAGAAAAGGATTACAATTTGCAATTGCCAAAAGCATATTTAAATACGGAATCAAACCTTCTTTATTCTTTACTAAGCCATTTGAGAAAGCATTTAAAAAACTTCCTGATGTCTTAATAGATAAATACGGATTAGACGCTGAAACGCTTTTAAATTCAATATTAAATCAAAACTTAAAAAATATAAAATGAGTATTTTTGCACGTTCACCTTTTATAGTAACAATAGCCGAAAGTGGTCAAGAAGGTTCAAAGGTAGAGTTAAGAATTTGGAATGGCACGGGTTCAGCTCCAACAGACCCTCAATATACACTTAGCAAATTAATTCCAGCTTCAAACAACGTAAACACGTATTATAATATTTCACCTTACATTCGTGAATACCTAAATTTTGATGAACGTCAAACTAACTGGAATAATAATACAACTACTCCAACGGATCAATGGTGTAACGTACAAGTAAAACGTTATAAATTAGATACGGGTGTCTACACTTTATTAGACACTACAAGCTATAAAGCATTTGATGGGTTCGGTTATTATGAGCAAGGTTATAACCCAACTTTAAGCTACGATATTTTATGCGATGAGGGGACTTTCTTTTATGCTTACGACGCTAACGAAGACCCAAGCACAAACACGGATTACAGAAGTAACTTTATAACTGTAGCTACAACG